AGCTTCAACAGGTGGTGCAGAAACAGTAACTTCAACTGGAAACGTTGGTGGTTCAACAGCAAATACTGCTATATCAATAGCACAAGTTGCATCTCACCAACACGACATACTTGGAGGTGCTTCTACTGGTAACCAATATATTCGTTTTGGAAGAGGTTCAGGGCCTACAACAATACAGACTTATTATTCAACTGGTGGCTCAGGGGGTCACTCACATAATATGAGTGCTAATTTCTCTGGAGATGCAACTTCAGTTTTACAACCTTATTTAACAGTAATTTATATTATAAAAACTTAGGAGAAAAAATGGCAACTAACGCAAATTGGACAGTAGTATTTGATGATAAAATAATTATTAAACAAGGTGCTTCAACTGGTTATATAATTGATAACGATTCTTTTTGGAATCAATCTAAATTTTCAAATATTTGGGCTTTGCAATATCAAACTTCAGTGACTACAGATGAAGTAGAATATAGAGACACAACTCCAAACGGTACTTATGCCGATGCTAATCTTGGAGATTTTCAACAATTTATAGATTTATGGGATTCTGCACATTTAACTAGATTGCAAAATGAATGGGATAATGATGTTGTTGATGGCGAAACTGAAGCTGAAAAAATCGCTAGATTAGGTGAAAGACCTACTTCTTATTCTTCATAATTATTGGTGTAAAAAACAATTAATAGAATATCTAATACCTTTTGTAATGGGTTCAGTTCCGTGAATCCAAATGGGTTCTGCTGGAAATAACATAGCGTCTCCTATTTTAAAAGAATGTTTTATTTGACCGTTAAAAAATCTAAATTCTCCACCTTCATAATCTTCATTTAAATTTAACGTGCAAGCAGCTCTTATAGTGCCGTCGTAATCTATGTGATCTTTAATGTAATCTCCTTTCTTATATTTTAAAATACGAATGTTACTTGATTGAGACATGTTAGTTATATCGAATGTAGAACACATATTATTCTTAATATATAATTCATAATTTTTTAACATTATGTGTATGTACTTTTTAGCTAGATCTAAAGGTTCTTTAAATTTATTCTCGTTTACATATAGATTAGTTAAATTAATACATTTGTAATTATCTTCTTCATGTTTTTTTGTTTTATGTTTATAACTTCTTTCTGTTTTTGCATGTTCAATATTATCTTCATAAAAGTTAACAAAATATTGACACACATTTTCGGGCACTAATTTATCTATGTGAAATTTAAGGTCGGTTATTTTATGATCAAAGGACATTGGTTACTTCTGTTAAATTAAAAGCATAGCATATTCTTTTTTCAGGACGTTCTTCTGGCAACACATAATGAAATAAATTAAATGGAAAGATTAGATAATCAAAAAGTTTTGGTTGTATTTCAAAAATATCACCTTCTTTTACAAAGTTAATATTATTGTTATTATTAGAAAGATATAAAACAGCTGCATGTGTAACTTGATTACCTGTATGACAATGAGGTTTGTTGTAAGATTTATTATCTAAAACATTTAACCAACCATTAGTTATTTTTAAGTTATGAACATTTCCTAAATATTTATTTATAAATTCATTTAATTCTTTTTTGCCATCAAAATCCTCATGATATTGAAAACCATTTACACAAGAAATATTATCTTTCTCTTCATAGTTTTGTTTTACAAACTCTAAAATCTTTTTATGTATATTTATTGGAATTGGTAAACTTCCATGAGACATACGAACTGCAAATAAATTATATGAATTAATCATTGTTTAACTCTTCATATTCTGTAATAAACAAACTAGCTGTATATCTTCTAAGATTTGGAACATTACTTGCATGATTAGAATGCACCCAATTAGACGGAAATAATATGGCTCTGTTTTCTCTAAATCCTACATGAATATCTAAGTCGCATTTATTTACAGGTCCTGTATAAAAAACAGTTCCATTAGTAACTGCTGTAGGTCCTTTTAACATAACTAAAACATTTACTTTTGCACTGTCTTGATGAGGTTTAAAATGATCTAAGTTTCTTAAATCTATACCAGAGTCATCTTCTATTTCTTTTATTTTTATCTTAAATTTTTTTTCTGCTTGTTTAATAAATATATCTAATAAATTTTTATCATCAGATAAAACAAATCTATTGCCATAATAGTTTTTTTTATTTTTTTCCTTATCATCAAAGAAACTAGGAGTGTAGTGTAATTTTGTGGTAATATGATGTTGTATATTTGCTAATAACTTATCATCAAAAAAATTGTTAATAATCTTTATCATCTTAACATTAACCAAGAAGTAAGTATATATTTCTCGCCCGACAATGGTGGATTACCCCTATGAATATAAGGAAAAGCAGCGGGCCAAATAACTATTCTACCTTTTTTAGGTTTTACTCTTTTAGAGAAATGTAAAAATTCTGTTTCTCCACCTTCTTCTACATCATTTAAATATACAGAAAAAACAAAAGCTCTTGGTTCGTTATCAAAACCTTTGTTGTGTTCTAAATGCCAAATATGATATCCTTCAGTAGGTAAAGTTTTTTGAATTTTTAAAGTAGTATATTTAAAATCATTCATTCCATAAGCTGCTGCAGCTCCTACATTTTTTTCATAATGTTTCCAAGCCATATCAAAATTAATCATAAGAGTTTTTAATTCTTCCCACCATATGCTCATATTATTTGGTGCTGCAAAATATTGTTGATCTTGTTTATCTAAGATAGATGCTTTTTCAAAACCTATTCTATTAATAGTATTATTAAATTTATTTTGATCTTCATATAAGTTAATAGCTCTGTTACATTCTTCTTCTGTAATATAGTTGTCATATATTCCAATAAAATTATTTATATTAACTATTTTTTCTTTCATTTATTTCTTCTATTTTTTTCTTAAAATTAAACTCATTAGCTTGTTCTATATTAAAGATTAAACTGTATCTATTATTTTCTTCTTTAGACTTATCAAAACCATGTATTATTTCAGGGGGAAATATATAATAGTCTCCCGGTTCAGGTGTTATTTTTATATTTAATTCTGGTAAATGTAACTCACAACCTTTTGTTAGATATAAAATTCCATGCCAACAAGGGTGTGTATGATAATTCAAACTATCATTTAGTTTTATTTCATTTCCCCAAGCATTAGTAACTTCATATCTTTCTAAAAAATATTGAAAAAGTTTTGGATGAGTTGTTTGATGTTTGTTTATTAAAAAAGTAAAAAAATTTTTAAAATTATCTTTATCTAGAAAATGATACCAATTAGTCATTCCACCTTTTACGTTAGTATGATTTTGCATATTTGAATCTAAATTATTTTTTATATCTAGAATAAAATTATGAACTATTTCAGGGTAAGGGTAATTTCCAAATATTAAACTTACAGTCCTAGGGTAGGTAATAGTTAAACTACTTTTATTTTCATTTAATTTATTATTTTTATCTATAAAATTAATCATTATTTTTCTTTGTATTGAGCTATAATTGAAAATCTTTTATTTTTATTATCGTCACTCCAGATTAATGGGCTGTGATAAACTGAAGACTCCCAAAAAACTGCTCTGTTTTCTTTAAAACCAATATGTGTATTTAATTCATGTACATTATTATTTTTTACATAAAAACCTGTTCCTCTGTGAAGACTTTCATCTCCTTTTATATAAATTATTATTTGATGAGAAGTTTTTTCTCCTTTATCACAATGAACCATAGGAGTAGTCCTTGTTACCATTGTATATGCGCTGTAGTTTTCTTTAAATTTTTTATTATATAATTTTTCACACTTTTCTCTTATATAATTAGATATATCTTTTTCAACGGTAGCCCCATAAAATAAATGTTCTGGATTACTATTTTGTTTCTTTATTAAATTACCATCTGTATTATGATAACCATAATTACCTGAGTACACATAAAAAGAAATTTTATCATAAATTAATTTATACATTTCTTTATCTAAAAAGTTATCTTTAATGTGAATGTCAAATCCTTCTTCCATAATTTATCCTACTATTATATTGCAACATATTCTTTGCCAATTATATGTTTCTGACGCAGGAGATTCTCCTTTGTGATATTCATTTGAATCAAACACTATCGCGTTGCCTGGTTTAAATTTAAATTCTTCACCATCAATATAAAAAGAACCTCTCCAATCTGGTTGCCAAATTGGAGTCATAAATAATAAAATTGATTTTAATTTTGGATCTTTTTCATCGTCTCGATGTAACCAGTGTTGAGTTTTCTTACCATGATAAGTACAGTTAAACCACATTCTTTCTACGGTCGTAGGTATACCTATATTTTTACTTTCTAATATTTTTGCTATTCTATATACTATAGTTTGTCCCCAAATATAAAAAGGATAATGTGTAATTGAATCATTATATTCTTTAACTATTAAAACAGGTGAAGACATAAAACCTCTATCGGGTTCTGACAAACCATTCATTTTCCATGTCGGACTACTTATAATTTGATTATACATAAAAAATAATTCTTTTTCAGAAACAATATTACTTACTAAATTAGTCTTCATTTTATATCTCTAACACCATATTTAAACAGAACCTATTTGGATTTATTTTGGGAGCTATACCTCTGTGATACAGTTTACTAGGGAAGACAATAGCCTCTGATGCAATTGATTTATAAAAATCTATTTTATCATTGATCTTAAATTCAGTGCCACCATCATTATTGTGTAAATTATATATTATAGAAAAAGCGTTGTCATCTGGGTTATCCATATGAAATTTTGTAAGACTCCCTGGATGATACCAATTCCAGTATATTCTAGTAATTTTTTTAAATTTCATAAATGATTTACTATTAACCATATCAAAAATAAATTGAGCATAAGTATTTAAAATATCATTTTTTTGATATTCTTGAGTTTCTGTATAAGTTACTACTAAAAAACCATAATCTTTTTGATCTGTATCAATAAAGGTATTTTTATCAAATCCAAAACACCAATTTTTTGTAGCATATAAGTTGTTTATAACCCTATTATTGGTGCCAATAGGAATACCTGTATTAATCTTTGTTATCATATCTATTTTTTCTATCTTTCATTTTCTGTAAAACTAATATATAACACAATTATGGCTCTAAAAAAAGTAGATTTTGCACCTGGTTTTAATAAACAAAGCGTACCCTCTGCTCTTCCTGGACAGTGGGTAGATGGCGATTTTGTACGTTTTAGATACACAGCACCCGAAAAAATAGGTGGTTGGGAACAACTAACTGTTGCATCTAAGACTTTACCGGGCGCTGCTAGAGCGCAATTAGCTTGGACTTCTTTAGCGGGAGAACGTTATGCTGCTATAGGAACCTCTCAAGGTTTATTTTTATATTACGGTAATGATTTTTTTGATATTACTCCTTTAGATACAGCTATTACAGGATGCACATTAACAACAGTTAATGGTTCAAACACTGTAACTGTAAATAAAGGATCTCATGGTTTAGCTAAAGGAAGATATGTAACCCTTTCAGCTGTTACAGTAACAGCTGCTTCAGATTATACACCAACTGAATTACAACAAGTTTATGAAATATTAACTGTTCCAGATGTAGACAAGTTTACAGTTCAAGCTTCAAGAGCAGAAGGAGGAACAGGTATGACTGCAGCGGGTGCTGCAACTGTTAATCCTTACGTTGAAGTAGGACCAACGTTTCAAACTGCAGGTTATGGTTGGGGTACTGATTTATGGGGATCTAGCACATGGGGAACTGAAAGTGCAACTAGTGATGTGATTCTGGATCCAGGAAATTGGAGTCTTGATAATTTTGGTCAAGTATTAGTTGCAACTATATTTGATGGTAGAACTTTTACGTGGAACGCTGGAGCATCTGGAGCTCGGGGTATTCGAGCATCACAATCTACATCTGGTTTTGCGACAACTGGTAACCCTACAGCGTCTAGATTTACTTTAGTCTCTGACAGAGATAGACATTTATTTCATTTTGGAACAGAAACAACTATTGGTGATCCTACTACACAAGACCCTATGTTTGTGAGATTTTCAAACCAAGAAGATTTAAATACTTATGCACCAACAGCAACTAATACTGCAGGAACTTTTAGATTAGATACTGGTAATGAAATTAGAGCCGCTCTTCAAGGTAAGGATTATGTTTTTGTAATAACGGATCTGGCTGCTTATGTAATTCAATTTGTTGGTCCACCTTTTACTTTTAGTGTTAGACAAGTTGGTACTAACTGTGGATGCATAGGACAACATGCAGCTTCTTACGTTAATGGCGCTGTTTATTGGATGTCTAATGAAGGTGGATTTTTTATGTACGATGGTACTGTCAAAGCCCTACCTTGTTTAGTG